TGCGGATGGTAGGATTCGAACCTACAAAGGCAGCTAATAGCCTAGCCCTGTTCCCAGCAAGCTGGAGGTCTACCAGATTCCACTCACATCCACAATGTAATTATATAGTCATTTTGCATCAAAGTCAAATGCTTTTGGTGACTTTATAATTTTTTGGCTAACTGTACTGCGGTTAAATATACGCAATGAACTTCGAAAATATTCCATTCCAAAACATTATAAAGATAACAAAATGCAAATAGATACGGAACACTTACACTATTGGATGCAGGCCATTCGTCAAAGTCCAGATCCTATGAGGACGATGGATGCATTTTGGAGCGGCCAACTTAAAAGCAAAGAGTGGTTGATTGATTCCTTAGAAATGGCAGTACACCCAAAAGTTGATTGTGTAATGCCTAAACCGTTTTCTATTGATATCCACGGAGGGTGGGTTGGAGTGCTGGCCAGCATGATATTTCAAAGTAGAATTTCGGTAGCAACTATTCGCAGTATATATATTGACCCAACATTCGAATCAATTGATACTATGATGAATAAGAAAGAAGAAAATAAAGGTAAGTTACGTGCAGTAACCGGAGATATGTGTAATATCCGTAGCGATGCAGATATCATCATTAACACCAGTTGCGAACATATTACACAAGATCAATATGACTTGTGGTTATGCGGCATGCCGCATAACAGTTTGGTAGTCTTACAAAGCAACAACTATGATATACCAGAACATGTTCGCACAGCAATGAATCTTGAAGAGTTTAAAACACAGTGTGGTATTAATGTGCTATGGGCAGGCGAATTAACACTGCCACTGTATACTCGCTTCATGATAATAGGTCGATATGAAAACAATAATATATTATGAATAAACTAGAGATCAAACATGCTTGAACATCTGCATTTATTAGTACAAGGCACTGCAACAAAATTGTTATCTGAGTCTGATATCAAAAACTTCACACTAGATTTAATTCAAAAGATTGGTATGGACATACTTGGTGGACCACATACCTATCGTTCTGACATTAAAGGCAACGAGGGTTATACTGCAATTACCGCTATAACAACAAGTCATATTGTTATTCATACATGGGACACTGGATTAGTGCAACTTGATGTTTACAGTTGTAAGAAATTTGAGATTTTGGATATCACAGAGCTATTGGAGAAACTTGGTGTTTCATCTATACAGATTAAATTTCTTGACAGGTCTAATGGTTTTAAAAATATCGAAGTGCTAGGAAACACCTGATGATTTGGATATTTGGAGACAGCTTTGCGTCAAGTAATCTAGATTCGTCATGGGTCAGCATTGTTGGAGATACTCAAAATTTTGCATCAAACGGCAGTAGCGAATATCGTATTCTAAAAAATTATCTTTTACAAAAATCAAATATCAAAGAAAATGATTTGGTATTATTTGTACATACTTCTCAAAGCAGAATATTTTTAAAAGATGATCGAGAATTATCAAGTAGATGTTTATCATCGCACACTAACTGCGATATCATTTTTAACGATGTGTTTGAAAAAAAAGAAAAACAGTACATTGAGATCTTGGAATCAATATGGGATGACGAATTTTTTAATGATATCTTTAACCTACTTGTGGATAAGTTACTCAAAGTTCCAAACAGTTATCACGTAACCTTTTTTGAATCTAGTCGCACTGACCTAATCAATTTAAATCACATATGGTTAAACAATCAAGGAGAAATTAATCATATGAATGAAACCGGTAACCAACTGGTGGCCAATTATATCAAGCAGTTAACGCATTGATAAGTCTAGTTTCAAATTCTCTAAAGTATTCAGCATCGGCAACAGCAGGAGCACAACCACTGATACTGTACTTGACATCCGGGCCACCAGTTAACCCGTGCTTGACATACGCATCTGCTGAGATTGGGGTTGTGAGTTTGTAAGAAAATATCAAACCTATAACAACAAATCTATCAATCAAACCAATTGATTGTAATTTTTTACCAATCAGTGTGAGTTGATCTTCCACAGTTAAAATAGCATCACTGTCAAATATTTCCCAAACTGCGAGTGCGGCCCCAACTCCGGCCATGTTTGGTTGCCATGTATGACCGTAGTCCCATTTGTCTTTGATTACATCTGCAATTCTTTCAACTGCACAAGCACAACTCAGCGGACTAAACCCTCCTGTAAATGCTTTTCCCAACGCCACAATGTCTGGTTGAATACCATAACGCTGTTGACTCAAACGATATCCCAGTTTGCCCATGCCACCCATTACATCGTCTATAATAAGATTAACATTGTGTTCTGTACATATCTCTCTTATGTCTCTCCACCAGCTGAGGCTCCATGGACGAATGCCAGTAGCCCACGGTATCGATTCCATGATTATTGCTCCTATGGTTTTGTCAGTTTCTAACAACTGTTTGACATTTTGAAAAGACACTCTTTCGTGTTCACCGCGATCCTCAACTTGCCACCACTCAGGCGCACCAACTACCTTAACATTTGGCATTTGTTCTTCGCCTCTGAATGCACGACACAGATAAGTTGCTCCGTGGTATCCCGGACTGAATGAAATAATAGTTGTACGTGCAGGATCAACTTGCCGCCAATATTGATTATTCATAGCAACTGCACATTCTACTCCGTCTGTTCCACTCACAGCATACCCTACACCTTTGAAGTTGCCTTCTTTGCAAAGTAACTCAACTAGTTGATCGTTGGTCTTACAAACTTCGTTATGTTTAAAATTAAGATATGCTAGTTGTCGTTGCTGTTCATACATGCGATTAATAATAAATTCATTATCGTATCCGTAGATGAACGACATATTTCCACAGATAGTATCTAACAGCTTGCCATGGTTGGTATGTATCCAATACTTTTCAGTTTTGTAAACTTCAGTGACTACTTGTTCGGTAGTTTTAAAATTTAATTCCATTTAAAATCCTATCTTGCTTAATATCTTATCTTTAAAAGATAATTCGTTTTCTCTCCCCATTGTTACAAAATAATCTCTCATTTGTTTTTTATAGACATTTTGAAATTCTTTTTGTATGTACGGATTGTAGTTATCCTGTTGTATATGATTATAATCATATTGTATTCTGTGTGCTAGTCTACTTTCAATGCCTCCTAATCGTCTATGCAAAGTAATGCTGTTATCGAATAATAACAAATCGTTATCTTGTGTATACCAATGATCGTAGGTGTACTCGGGGACAAATAATTCTTTTGCAATACGTTCAAACAACTTATCAGACTCTGCTTTATTCATACCTTCAACAGAGTGTAATGTATGTACGCTAAAATGTAATCCTTTATGCCCGCCAGGACTACGCATTACCATAGGAACCCTGGAGTCGTCAATTGGACACATATTTTTATAAACAATCATGTCTTGTTCTTTGCGTAATCCTGGATTAATTTTTCCAGGATTAAATCGATGTAACAATACCATCTCATCTAACTCACCACGAAAACTTTCGCTTTGTTTTTCGTACCAATCAACAGTAGTCATAAATCCAGTAGAGCTTCCTACCATACCAGTCTCACCCAGCAACGATACTCCAGGCGTAAACAAAAGATTGCCTGCTTCGTTACTGTGCCATAATAATTCTCCTTCGGCAAACAATCCTACAGGTTCTCCGTATTCATTTTTCTTACCGGTGACTTTTAACAATGCCAGCGGCCGACCTTGCTCGTCTGTTTCTAACAAGGGACGAAGAAACTTCAACCAAGCACCATCTTCCTCACCCACATCTGCGTCTGAATTAAGTGCTTCAATAGGAGTAATGTGATGTTTTTTTGTAAAATGGTATGACGCAGTATCGCGAGGAGTGCCCCATTTTCCAATCTGTTCTATGTACTTGTTTTTAGATAGATTAACATTTCTCACAATAGTAACCAAACTGTCTAAATGTATTTTTCCTATCTCATCCCATTCGTCGTCGGTGATATGATCAAAGTCTATGCCATCAACAAATGCACCAAATCTTCCCAGTCCGGGTATTTTACTAATTTTCATAGTTATTCCTTAACTTTTCATATTTAACAAATCCAATCTCGACTTGTCAGGATTGCGATTAAACAAGTATCGTGCAGGAGGAATATCGGGTAACGGAATGTTCTGATTCTTAAATACATCTCTACG